ATCATTAAGTTCACCAAATCTTTCTCTTAGAGTTTCTACTGAAATTATATCTCTATCTACTAATTGAATTAATAGATTTTTTTCAGCAGCCTCATCAGATAAAATCATATGCTCAAAATGCAATGTGGCCGGTGAACTAAATCCCATTGCCTTTTGAATATACTCTATTTCTTTTGTCCAGAATTGGTATAATAAATCTCTACCATATTCTAGTCTTTCTATTAAAGTCTTTAAAGAAATAAAATTATTTGTAAATCCTCCCGATTGACCAGCCAATCCAGTTAGGGTTGGTGGAATGCCAAGACCGGCATATATACTATTTAAAACAGGCTGATACTTTTCAGCACCAAGGAATTTATAAATTTGCGTATTACTTTCCTTGAAATCAATTTCTGGACCCCAAACAAGATCCATTGTTCCGCCGCCAACATTGCTGGCGAGAATATTTCTTAGCTTGTCAATAGCACCCTTGTTTGGTAAAATCTTATGTTCTAGATTACCCAAACGCCATAGTCTGATATTAGAAATAGCACCATCCAAGGCCGACATATCTGCTAGCTTCATTTTTTCTAGCATGATAATATCGTCAATAATAGCATTAACCATTGGGTTTGCCCAAAGTTCCCAATCGTCTTTTTTATAATAAAATACTTCTATTGTTTTGCTATCTAATTTAATATGATTTTGTTGATTTTTTAAAGCCTCTTTTAATTGCTCTGGTAAAGTATCAACATATTTGCTATTCTTCTCAAAAGATTTTCTTACAGAATTAGTAATCTTCATCTTATATGTTTTTTCGCCACTGAACGCACCAGCATATCCACCCTCAACTTCTATTTGTAGTGGATTAAGAAAATCATATTTTAATGGTATTTGTTTTTTAGTAATGTCTTGAATTGGAATCTCTATTAGATCCTCTTGGGCCTTAGACATTTCTCTTTCTTGCTTTCTGGTTATTCTTCCATATCTCTTATGAATAATAACATTTCCGCAACGATATAACATATTAAGAAATCTTTCGGATCTTTCCTCGCCATTAACCATCTTCCACCATTTACGGTAGAATTGTTCAATCTGCTTATTTGTATGATTTAGCGTTATTCCCTGAGAAGCAAAATCTCCCATAAGATCAATAACATTTTTTACAATACCAACTCTGTCATATGCTTTCATGCACATTGACATTGCTTGTTTGAAATTATTAGCCGGTTCCTCAAATGGACGAAAACGATAATAATCATCTTTTAAGAAGTCAGTTCTAACTGAGATATTTGGTTCAATATCAATATAAGATCTGCGGCTGGCAGTAGAACTCATAATACCATCATAACTGTCTACATTACCAGAAGTTTTATCAAATGCGTTTTGCTGATCTTCTGCCGATGTCCAGAATATGTATGGATTTTTTTCTTCTTTTGACTTATTTTTATCTTCTGCCATTTTATATTCCTTTGTAATTCAAACAATCTGATTGTAATTGGAAAGCAATCCGACTATTGTATTATACTCCAGAAACACTAATATAAATTATTCATTTGCGAGGTAAACCAGTTTGGCCCGCTAAATGTGGCACCGTCATTTTTCTGAGAATTACTACGAGATGCAAATCCACCATATCCATGGTATGTTATTTGCTTTTCCTCAAATTTCATATTTCTAGCCGCCATATTGGCCATTAATAATGACGAATATCGATCCTTCCTCATTCTTTGTTTTCTTCCAACCCCAATTTTTACTTCTGGTGTATCCCACCTCATTCTTCCGTTCACGCTTTCAGTAACTTCGATCAAAGATAATTCATTTTTTAATTCTTCTATTTCCATTACACAATCTTCTAAAGTATCGTATAATCTATTATTGGCTTTATCCTCTTCAATAGATAGTCCAATTGTCACTGGATCAAATCTTGGAAATAATAGTATTTTATCTTCTAGGTCTTTTCTAAGTCCATGATTAGCATCTGAATACCAATCGTATTTGGCAAACTGGCACATCTCTAAAATATGTAAGCCTTGTTGATCGTCTGATGGCTGTGGCTTTTCCTCATCAACTATTGGCCAGATTGGAATCTCTCCAGGCTGTAACTGATTATTATCATGAAGTGCTTCTGCTACTGAATAACCACCACCCTGTGCGTCCATAGCAATATGCACAATTGGAAATAGATTCATTAATTCTCTAATCTTTCTGGCACAATAACTATAGAAATTATTCTCTTTTGTTAACCCCTTTTTAACACGCTCAGTATGATCTTTCCTTGTGGTGGTCCAACAATAAACTATTCTTCTATGATCATTATGTAATTCTAATATTATAATACTAAAATTATCTACTTCAGAAGCTGGGTCAATAGCCATAACATACTTGCCAGATTTACTACCCCGTAAAAGAGGATCAAAATATACCTCGCCAGTTTGTGTTTTTACCGGCTTAATATCTGTACCAACACATGACTCTATTAAACTTCTCTTAAAAAATCCTTGGCTATCTTTGGTGAATACCGCACCGAATTCCATTAAAAAAATACCATTATGAATAGTGGCTTTTGATCTGGCTATTTGTCCTTCATCCATGAACCCCTTCGGCACTAAATCAACAGGTATTCTTATAATAGAATAATCATCCCAATTAAAAGAATCTGGTATAGGCTCGCCATTAAAAACATTATTAGAAATAGCTCTTAGATCACCTTTAGTTTCTATAATAGTTTTCCATCGTTTCCAATATTCAGCAAAATGATTAAAGTCATAGAAGGCAGTACCCGATAGAATAATTTGATTGCTCTTGGCAGAATCCAGCGTTTTCTTCTCATAAAGAGATGATGGATCAATACCCATTTCTTTAGCCTTTTCTTCCATGGCAAGTCTTTTAACATTTTCCACGGGAGAGGCTGACACCGCTGCGAAGCCCGCGATAACATTTTCAAAAACTTCTCGGGACATGCTCGCAAATTCGTCGGCAATAATATCATTTGCTCGCTGCCCTCGGATTTTTTGACCATCTCCGATTGGCAAAGCCGACACTGTACTACCATTAATTGTTATTTTACACATATCCACATCGCGTCTAGGACCGCTATTACCATCGCACATATCTCTTAGAATTGGTGCGTTCTTCCATATGTTTTCCATATAATCGTGCAAATATTTCGACTGTCTAAATGCGGCACCAACCACGACTATTTTTCTATTTGGAATTAACATGGCACGAAGCATACAATATAGAGACAATATAAATGTTTTGCCAAGGCCACGACTTCCAACCAACATTGGAAACTTTCTGCTCCACATTTCTTTAAGAATCAGAGCTTGCATTGGTAACAAGTCTATGTTAAGAATGTGCTTGCATATGAAAGAGAAATAGTCTGGATTAACAAATAAGCATGTTAATCTTTTATAGAATTCTGCTGGATCGTCGGTTCTTAATCTTTCAAATGGATTAATGATATATTTATCATCAACATTTAATCTTAGCCAAGCATTATTTATCTCAGCAATATTCACCATGAGGAAATTACCTCATCAGCAAATCCATAATATACAGCCTCTTCTGCGTTAAGATACCAATCACCAGATTTTAATTTTCTGATTAAGAATTGTTTAACTTGCTTCTCGCTAGGCTTCTTTCCAAACTTTTCTAAAAAGAATTTACCATCCACACATCGCTTAGCATAAACATTCATCATGATATCACATGCTTTTCTTTCGTACTCTGCAAAGTTCATAGCATTAAGATATTCTCCCACCAATTGTGTGGAACCATAGTGGCTCATAAAATGAGAATTGGGAGTCATTAGTCTTTGATCTGCCGCTTGAAGAATAATGCTACTCATTGACTCTGCTTGTCCATATACTATAATGGTCACATAAGACTTACACATAGCAATAGCATCGTATATTGCCATACCGTCTGCCCATTCGCCACCAATACTTTGCATATGTATTTTAATTGGATCTTGAGATCTACCTTCTAGTATCCTGATATTTTTAATAAATGTGTTTGCCATTTTATATTCAACACCAGGATTTTGATTGTCATCAGAAGAGAACGAATTGTGCAAAAATATTTCTCTGGTACTTAAATTAGCACCATAGTTATGCAAATCATGTAATAAATCTTTATCAACATTTCTCATAGGACTTCTTCTTCCCAAAATTTGAGTGTTTCGTATGTAAAGTTTTCAGCGTTCTCACGATTAGAACAAAATACAACTTCTATATTGGAATAGTCTTCTTCTATTTGACCTATTAATTTTCTTAGATAATTACCGTTCATTCTTACTTTAGACATTTGAGCATATGACATTCCAGAGTTTTTTGGAAACGCATATACATCAGACTCTGCGAATTCACAAACAATGTATGCTTTGCGTAAATTTTTCATTCTATCAAATTCGCGGTAGAATCTTTCCTTTGCTGTTTTCTTTCCTAGATTGTTTGCAATTTCTGTGGCAGTAGCTTTTCTTTCTATAACAACAAATCCCTCTAATAATTCTGTAGTATAGTCTCCACAATCTAACTTATTTGAAAGTAATTCCACATCATTATGAAACGGAAACTCCCATCCGTTTCTTTCTCTAGTATCACGAATTATTTTCATTCTTTTTCACTATGCTCATAAAAAGCGATTGATAATTGTGCTCTTGATTTTTTATAGATTTATGGCAGTAGTAACATAATGTAATTAAATTATTTAAATCAAATCGCAAGTATGCTGCTTTACTCCACGGTATTATGTGATGCACATTTAATCTTTTTCTAGATTTACAGTTTGGCATTTGACAACAATAGTTATCACGCTCCAAAGTTTGTGATCTTACCTTTTTATATACTGGATCGTCATAGTCTCTCATAATAACCTTAGTCCAACTACTACAAATTCATTTTTTAATTCTTTGAGTAAGTTCTTAGTTTCAAATGTTGAGGATTGTTCTATTATATAATCACAAAATGTTTTATAAGCAAAATAGCAAGCATCGTCTGGATTGTCCGCTTCTA